ACTGCTAAAAAGCAGATGCGGTGGGTAGAGATTCAAAGAGAAAAACATAATGGCATGGTATAACAACTTATTTGGTAACAAACCTGTCGAGGAGAAACTGAATCCTGCTCAATATACTATTGGCGGTGGTAAAACAGAATCTTCAAGAGAGTCAACCCTAAGTTACGAGAGAGCCTATGAAGATCTAGAAATCGTTAATCGCGGCGTAAATATGATCGTTGATGACGTAGCAGAGATTCATACTTTAGTTTCCCGAGACAATGCTTTTAGGGGTGTAATTCCAGGAGTTAAAGCTTCTAAGGTAGAGACTCTTCTTAATAAGTCTCCTAATCCTTATCAAGATATTAACACTTTTAAACGTAATCTTATTACTGATTTTTTACTTGATGGAAACATCTTCATGTACTTCGATGGAGCACACCTCTATCACTTACCTGCTACAGATGTAAAGATACATTCAGACAAAGAAACTTATATTGAAAAGTTCACAATGTTTGATACTACTTTTAGTCCTAATGAAATTATTCACATTAAAGAAAACTCCTTTCACTCTATCTATCGTGGAGTTCCTCGTTTAAAGCCTGCGTTACGTACTATGGTTTTGATGAAGAGAATGAGAGATTTTCAGGATAACTTTTTCAAGAACGGAGCAGTTCCAGGTCTAGTCCTTAAATCACCAAATACACTTTCTGAGAAAATCAAAGAACGAATGATGGTTTCTTGGCAAGAAAGATACCGTCCAGATGCGGGCGGAAAACGACCACTTATCTTAGATGGCGGAATCGAGGTCGATAAGATCTCAAATGTAAATTTTAAAGAATTGGATTTTCAATCTGCAATTTCAGAAAATGAAAAGATAATTTTAAAGGCGCTCGGAATCCCTCCAATTTTGATGGATTCTGGTAACAACGCTAACATTCGCCCAAATATGCGACTATATTATTTGGAGACTATACTTCCTATAGTTCGAAAAATTAATTATGGACTCGAAAGATATTTTGGTTTTGAGTTAAGTGAGGACATTACCAATATTCCCGCTTTACAACCTGAATTACGAGATTCATCTGCGTATTACACATCACTAGTAAACGGTGGTATTATTACTCCTGCAGAGGCTAGAGATCGTTTAGGTTTCGAAACTATAGAAGGAACAGAAGACATTAGAGTTCCGGCTAATATTGCAGGTTCTGCAGCTAACCCAGATGAGGGTGGTCGCCCCACAGAAGAAGGAGAAGAATAAATGGCAGTTCGCCAAAAAGCACAAGTATTAGAGATAGCAAGAAAGCACTTTGAAGATTTCGGGCTACCTGCGGATATTGAATATAAAAACTACCTAGCAATCGTAGGCCCTAGAGAGGCTTTATGTGTTAGATCAGTTAAAAGAAGTTTTAAGGCATGGAAGTATATTACCCATGCTCTTAAGATCCGGCACCCTGAGCTGTTTGTTAAGCCAGAGCCTAAGCCCGAGCCGAAGCCAATGCCGAAAGCCGAGCCTAAACGAGTTACACCTAAAGCACCAAAGCCAGCTCCAAAGGCCGCGGTCAAGCCTGCTGTTAAACCAGCAGTAAAAAAGGATTAAGATATGAATAAGATCTTTAATCTTACGTCTACTTTCAAGACTCATGCAGAGGATGATGGCTCTGTAATGATTCGTGGGATGGCAAGCACGGCTGACTTTGATCGCGCGGGTGATTCCATTTCAGCAGAAGCCTGGCAGAAAGGTGGACTAAAGAACTTTGAAAAGAATCCAATTATCCTGTTTAATCATGACTATGATAAACCAATTGGTCGAGCCACCGGTCTGAAGTCTGGACCAAATGGCTTGGAGCTGGAATGTAAGATTAGTAAGGCGGCGCCTGCTAATGTTGCTCAACTAGTTAAAGACGGTGTTCTTGGGGCCTTTTCCGTAGGTTTCCGAGTCAAGGATGCTGATTATATTAAGGAAACCGACGGACTAATGATTAAGGACGCTGAATTATTCGAGGTATCAGTTGTATCTGTGCCCTGCAATCAGTCAGCTACTTTTTCGCTCGCGAAGTCTTTTGACTCAGATGCTGAGTACGAAGAATTCAAAAAAACTTTCACAAATCGTGTAGATCTAGCAGGTCAGTCTCTGGCTAAGGATGAAGTTATTACTTCGGGAATAGCTAGTGACACACCTCAAAGCGCGGATATTCAATCCGCAGATCAGGAGATCAAGATGGATAATAAAGACATCGACTTGGAAGCTTTTGCAAAGAAGGTAGCTGAAGACACAGCTGCTAAGATTGCTATGAAGCAAGCCGAGCAAAAAGCAGCTGAAGAAGCAGAAGCAAAGGCAGCAGCCGAAGCAGAAGTTGAAAAAGCTCAGGCTCTAGAAGCCGAATCAATCCGCGTTAAAGCGGGCGTAGAAACTGGTGTTGAAGCTCTTATGGCTGACGTACAAAAGCAGCTTAACGAAAAAGACGCTAAGTTTGAAGAAGTTATTGCTAAGTATGGCAAAGACCTCGAAGAGAAGTCTGCTGAAATTACTGCTATGCAGAACAGCAAGAAGTCTTTCTCTGACCGCTCACAAGGCGATCTGAGCAAGTTCGGTAAAGAGTTCATGACTGGCCATATGCTAGGTGTAATGACTGGTAAAGGTTGGGACACTGACTACTCTAAAGACTTGTTTGAGAAAGCTGGCGTAAACTATGCAGCTAATGCTGGTGCCATCGCTCAAGGCGTTTCTACTCAAATCGAAAAAGAAATCATGCAAGAGCTTAAGCTTGCTCAAGCTTTCCGTGAGATTACTATTAACTCTCAGACTCAAGTATTGCCAATCCAAACTGATGCACTTCCAGCAGCTTGGGGCGCTAACACTGCCGCTGCAGGTAACTTGACTAACCGTCCTCAGGTAACTGGTAACCAATATAACGCTGCTCAGGTAATTCTGAAAGCTAACCGTCTGGTTTCTACTACTTTCATGGACAACAATGTTGACGAAGAAGTACTTGTTAACTTGATGCCTATGTTGATTGACTCTGTTGCTCGTGCTCACGCTCGTGCTGTAGACAATGCAATCATCAATGGTACTGCTGGTGGCGACGAAGGCTTTGACGGTCTTGAAGCTCTTGCTGGTAGTAACAGCGTTGCTGTTCTTGACGCAGTAGGTGGTAATGCCGCTGACTCTAGCGTAACTGCTGCTGAGTTCTTAGCAGGCCGTAAGCTAATGGGTAAATATGGTATGGATCCTTCTGATCTTGTCTATGTTGTATCTCAGGCTCGCTACTATGACCTTCTGTCTGATGCTGCTTTTGCTGACATCACTGACGTAGGTTCTGACATCGCTACTAAGATTACCGGTACTGTTGGTGCTATTTATGGCACTCCAGTAATCGTATCTGACCAGTTAGAAACTGAAGCTAACACTGCTTCTGTAGGCTACTGTGTTAACGTACGTAACCACGTAATCCCACGTCTCCGCGGTGTATCTGTAGAGCAGGACTACGAAGTAATGAACCAGCGTAACGTAATCGTTGCTAGCCAGTCTCTTGGCTTCAACCAGCTACGTGCTAACAACGGTACTACCGATGTATCTGTTGTTAAGTTGATTCGTACTGATACTTAATACTCAAAAGGTATAAAAACGAGGGGGAGTTTATCTCCCCTAAGTTTTTACTAATGGACTTATAAATGGCAAATTTGATTACAATAGATGAATACAAAACTTCGGAGAATATCCAAAGTACAAAGGAAGATGCTCGCATCAATTCTTTGATTGCCGCTGTGAGTGCATTAGTAAAAACTTACTGTGGAAACAGCATAGTAGATTTCTACGCTACTAATAAAATAGAAGAATTCAGTGTTAATTGGGGAACTAATCTTGTTCAATTAACAGAAGCCCCAGTAGTGTCAATAGTATCTGTAGAAGAGAGAACTGATTTTTCTTCAAGCTATACTACTGTTCCTGCTACTGAGTACTACGTAGATTCAAGTACAGACAGTATTTACAGAGTAACTACTTCTGGTGGAAAGAAGCTGTGGCCTACAGGCCCTGCAAGCGTAAAAGTTACTTATAAAGCCGGATACGCAGAGTGTCCCGCAGACTTACAATTAGCAGTTATTGATTTGATTACTTACTATATGAAAGACGAGCACAAAGCTCGCCAGACTATAGCAGGTGCAAGCATCCAAAATAGTGCTTCTTCAAGTCAGAGAAACAACGTAGCGTTTCCTGACCATATTAAGCGTGTTCTGGACCTGTATAAGAACTTTTAATGAGTACAGAGAGTTTAACAAAATTTTTAAACAAACTTTCAGCAGAGTTAAAGAACAGCTCGAAAGAGTACAGAGCCGCAGATGCTAATAAAAGGCCACACCTTTTTAGGTTTACTAGCACAAAGTTTGCTACGCAACTAAAAAGGCAAATAGAGGCGCAAGATATTCCGCTATCTAATGCCGATAGGAAGTTCATAAATACGGAAGCTGATAGATTACTAGACCAATTAAAAACCAAGTTGTTGAAGATAAAGGCAACCGATAAAAAGATAAAGACAGGTAAGACATACGTTAGAATGACCTTTACGTCTTCTACCGAAGTAGATGCAGGAGAGTATGCTGACCCTGAGTCTGTTTACCATAAAATTTATAATTCTTACCGCCCTTTATTGAAAGATAGTTTTGAGCGTATTCAAAACTATCTTAGACAGCAAGAGTTCACACATCCTGGTACAGGAAGAAAGAGAAGTAAAATTATACGTACCACATCAGGAAAGTCAGAACGTAAAGCAGCAGGTAGAGAGCTTAACTTAGGGCACGTTGAAGGGAAAAGTGTGATTGAATCTTTTATTCGAGACGCTTTCGAAGAGGTTTTATCTAGCGAAGGTGTTTATACCGATAACGGAGATGCTCTTTCCGAAACAGATATTAGAGCAGACATGTCTAAGTTAGGTATTGATATAAGGCTTATTAAGGATACAAAAATTGACTCATATACTGTAGAGCTAGAATCTGCAATAGACAACAGAGCCGGAGGTACGATTTTAAAGGCAAATAAAGCGAAGCTAGAACGTCAAATCGCTGCCGCAGTAAAGAAGTTAGGAGGCATTGAAAACCTAAAAGGTTCAGATTCTCTCAAAGAAAAGTACATAAAAAAGACGCGACAAGAAGTGTTAGAACCTTTTAAAAAAATAGGTGCTACTGTTTCAGCAAAAAGCACTAAGATTAAAGAAAAAAGCTCTAATACAACAAAGCGTAGCTCTGCCAAAACAGTTAAAGCATCTCAAAGTAGAAAAAGAGCAGGAAAAAAAGCACTTCCTGCAAGACTTAAAGCAAGACAATCTAGAGAGCAGTCATCTTCAGCACAACCTTTACAGTTGATAGGACTTATAAATAAACAACTACCTAATACTGTAAGAAAAAATATGAGAGAGCCTGCACTTGTAAATAGAACAGGAAGATTCGCATCTAGTGTTCAAGTAACTGATATAGTTCAAACACCAAAAGGCTATCCAAGTTTTGGATATACTTACCGAAGAAACCCTTATCAGGTGTTTGAAGAAGGTAGCTCGGGAAACTGGGCAAATGGAAATAGAGATCCACGAGAACTAATTGACAAGTCTATTCGAGAAATAGCGGCACAGTTCGCAATCGGAAGATTCTATACTAGGAGAGTATAATGGGAACAAGAGCATTCACGACACGAAGACTAGGTATTGTTAATGCACTTGTCGACCAGTTAAAAAATATAAACGGGGCAGGAGCATTTCTATCTGATGTAAATGAAAATGTTTCTCCTCGACTAAAATTTTGGGATGAGGTGGAGGAGTTTCCTGCAATTCACCTAAATGCTGGCTCGGAGACACGAGAGTACCAAGCCGGAGGTTATAAAGACAGATTCCTTTCTATTACGCTAAGATGCTATGTCCAAGCGGAAGATTCTGTAGAAGCTTTGGATGAGCTACTGGAAGACGTTGAAACCGTATTAGAGGATAACTCTCGATTACCGTATTTAGATCGTACTCAAACGACTCAATACACACAACAAATCACAATAGTCAGTGTAGATACTGACGAAGGTGTACTTGAACCTTTAGGAGTCGGTGAGATTCTTATAGAGGTTCGATACTAGAAAATGCAGGCACGAGCAAACGTTCACGTCCTAGCCTTTTCAAGATAACATAGGAGATTAACTATGGCTGATCAATTATATTTTAGCAGAGATACCAAAGTCTACATTGAAATAGGTTCCTCAATTTGGGAGTTACCTGTTCTTGATGGATTTTCATTCTCACAAGCAACAAACGCGTCAGAGGTAACTCTGTCCGAAATGTCAGGTACAGGCGGTTCAAGCCGTCGTGGACGACGAATGTTTACTGACTCATTCGCACCTGCAGAGTGGAGTTTCTCTACTTACATGCGTCCTTTTACCTCAACAGGTACAGGAGCTGGAGCAGCTTCCGGAGTGGATGGCGATCATCACGGGGTAGAAGAAGTTCTTTGGGCACTAATGGCAGGTCCTGCACACTATCAAGGTAACGAGTTTAAAGATCAAGCGGGCGGAACTGCCTATATTTCACATAGCGGTACTTCTGGCGATATTGACTTTGGACAATCTAACAAAAGTACTTTAGGCACTGCAAATATCTATTTTGCAATGGGTGGAGCAAATGATACCAAAACAGTTTATAAGATAAGCGATTGTGTTGTAAACGAAGCAGCCGCAGACTTTGATATTGATGGTATTGCTACTATCAACTGGTCAGGAATGGGTTCACTTATTAGTGATGAAGGTACTACAGTTCCTACAGCTAATGTTTATGAAGGTATTAATGCATCAAACAACTTTATTCGTAATCGACTAACCACTCTTACTGCTGGTAAGTATGGTACTGCTGCACTAATTAATGCAGCTAATCAACCTGTATCTGGTAAGCGTTACAAAATTACAGAAGTTGGAGACACTAACTGGACTGCTATTGGAGCCTCTTCGGGTGCTATAGGCGTTGAGTTTGTTGCAAACTCTACTACTGCCTCAGGTACCGGCACAGGTAAAGCAGCTCTAGAATCTGAGTATGGTTTAGTATTAACTGGTGGTAACATCACTATTAGTAACAACATTACTTTCCTTACTCCAGAAACTCTCGGACAAGTTAATCAGCCTATTGGCCACGTTACGGGTTCACGTTCAGTATCAGGTAGCTTCACTTGCTACTTAAACAACGAAACTGATTCAAGTGCAGAGTTGTTTGAAGACTTAGTTGGCGATACCACTACAGTTACAAACAATCATCGTTTAGTGTTTGCCATTGGTGGTACTACCCCGAACTTGCCTAGAGTTGAAATGACTATGCTAGACTGTCACCTTGAGCTACCTTCTCACTCTATTGACGATGTAATTTCTCTAGAAACTGCGTTCCACGCATTACCTAGCGCGATTGATAAGACCGACGAAGTTACTATTAAGTACTTCGGTAGAGATGTGTAAGGCAACAGCTACGTAAAAAAAGTTCTTGACATAGGAGGTCATTTCGACTATACTATGAAATAGAAAAAGTTAGAAGGGGCTCTTTTTCGAGCCCCTTTTATTATCCGGAGAAAAATGGCTACTTATAATTTTTTAAAACAGGCAGAAGTTTATCTTTCAACAACTTACCCTGTTGAAAGTGGCATGACTGTATCTGAAACTCTGGCTCCGAATACGTCAAAAAGTAACAGTGGAGCTTTTTCAGGAGCAAATGAGCACGTAAAAACACTATTTGCTGGAGAAGTAGTTTTACCCTCTACGTTCTCGAATGATCATGAGGTTATTTTTGAGCATGGTGGAGCTGGATACGGTACTTGGATTGGTCAGACTCTTATTTCTGGTACAAGATTCTTAATGCTCAGAACGGGTACAGGAACATTAAATACAGATTTTACTAATGATGACAGAATTTATAAGAGAATTCCTATAGCAGATATTCCAGAGTTCGATGATAAAATGCATACGGTTGCATGGGAATTCGATCCTCCAAATGGAACGGCTAAACTCTGGATAGATAATCGACTTGTAATTAGCGAAATTTGTAGTGATGGTTCTTACAGTCAGTGGACAGGCGGCAATGAGGGAGGCTGGTTAGAAGGCTTTTTAGCAGTCGCAGGACAGGGTAGTATAGCTGCACACAGAACACCGTGGTCAGGACAAGCAGGTTCCGATTTAAGAATTTATACTAATCAAACTATAGGTAACAATAATTACCCTTTAAGATTAGATGTTTCGGAAGATATAAGTTTTAGTCAAACATTTACAGATAAAACGTACACTCAAAAAACTTTGCATGAACAACATAAAATGCACGAAGCTTCAAACATTAAAAAGGCGAATCCTGCTAATTTTGAGTTTACAATACCTGCTTTAACACAAGCAGACTTAGACACTGTTTTTAGTTTATTAGTAAACTACAAAACAGGTACAAATACTTTAGATACTTTTACTTTACATATAAAATTACCAAACGATAACTATAGGCTAGACAACTGTATTGCAACAAATGGGACATTCGTAATTGAGAAATTAGAGAATCTCAAATTGACAATATCAGGAGAAGCATCTAGATTATCGAGAGGAGTCGCACTACCTACTATAGGTAGGGTTTCTCGTTCAGGCAGTCGCACATTTCAACGTGTTGAGCATCTGTCGGCAACTATAGACTCCGTAGCTCTTACAGAAGGACTTTATAAGGTTTCTGTTGAGTTACAAAATGATATAAAGTGGACTCCTTATCAAACCGTCAATGATGCATTGAATGTAACAAATGCTGCTACTTCAATGTACCCCTCTAAGTTTACTCTCGAAAAACGTATTTTATCTGGCTCCGTTGGACAGTATGTGCTTAGTAACTTCAATAGTGATGTTCAGCAGTGGAAAACAGGAGTACCTGTAGTCATAGAAGCAGGCGCAAGCTCTTCTCAAGGTTTCAGATTTAATTTAACAGATTGTACATTCACAAATAGAAATAGTGTTAGTGATGTATTTACACAATCTTATGACTGGAAAATGAATGCTAACCCCTCAAGTTTAGGAGATGTAATTAAACTAACTTGGTAATATTTTTAACTTAACAACATATAAGGAACAACAATGGATTTAAAAAAATTAATGGTCGATACCAAAGCAGTTTGGGTTGACTTTCCTGGTCTTAAAGGTTTTGAAGTAGAGGTAGCAAACCTCTCCCGAAAAGAGCTAACAGGTTTACGCAAAAAATGTACTACTACTAAGTTCGATCGTAAGACTCGACAAGCAGTAGAAGAACTAGACGAAGAAAAGTTTGTATCAGAGTTTTCTAGAGCAGTTATCAAAAACTGGAAAGGCTTAACTCTTGCACACTTAGAAACCTTACTATTAGTAGATATTGATGGACAAGATCCTACAAAAGAGTTGGATTTTTCCGAAGATAATGCAGAAACTTTAGTATCTTCGTCAACAGAGTTCGATACATGGCTCAATGAGGTAGCCTTTGATTTGGACAACTTTCGTTCAAAAGGAAAAGGAGGAACTACTAAACCGGCTGGACAGGTACTTCAAAAATAGTGAATCTAAAATGACGCGAGAGCGTTATTTTACAATGTGTGAGCAGTTAGGTCAAGAGCCTAAAGAAGATGAAATACCTCCCGACTGGGAGGATTTCCCTCCCATAGTGGTACAAGCAATGAATACTTTTGCTGTACTAGGGGATAAAATTGTAGCGGACATAGGCTACTTAGGAAAAGATTATTCCTTGCTACCATACTTAATGGAGCATCATGGCATAGATGATACAGAATTGTTTATAGAGATTCTAACTTATTTAGAATCAAGGGCTATTAACCAATCTCAAGAACAACTCAAACGAGAAAGGGAGAAGCTAAAGAGAAAACACTAGTGGCAGATACAATACAAGTTACGTACAAAATCAAGGAAGATGGTAGTCT